AAACCTAAGTACACCGAAAACCCAATGGCCTTCCTCCGGGAGGTCGTTGCCCATGGAACCCAAGCCCGCCTAGGCAATCTTCAGAAGGCCGTCGACAGTGCCCGCAAGGCCCTGAATGACGCCGAAGAAGAGCTCGCTTACGCCGTCGGCACATGCAGGGATGACAGCCACATCTCCGCCCTTGATCTGCAGGGATCCCTCTGCCTCTGGGACAGCGACGCATGGACCGCGACCTTGGCCGGCATCGACAAGCACGACTCCCTCCGCCCGGACGGCGATCGCCGGCTCTACTGGAGCTTGATGTGCCACCGCGCCGGTCGCGACCTCCTGAACCTCAACCAGCTCTCGCTGATCTTCCCTGACTTCAACGCGAAGCCGGGAGTCACCGAAGGCCTAGAACGTTTCAAGGCCGGCCAGAAAGCTAGTGTGCCCTGCCTGCCCTAAGATCGAAACGCGACCGGACAGCCGGCGCGTCGCACCGTTACGCGGTGCCTGACGAGATCGTAAAACCCAAACCCAACCCAAAACACCCAAACATGAGCAAGTATAAGTACACTGTCGCCCTCCCGGACGGCAAGGAAGCAACCCGCACGTCGCCCCGGACGTACACCCACGCGATCGCCTTCAAGGACGCCCGCGGATGGCGCCTGACCGGGTACGCCGGCAATCTGGATCTCGCGAACAAGGCCTACGGCCGTGCCAGCAAGATCCTGAACAGCGCCAGCAACCGGGCCCACCCGGCCGGCTGGACCGATGTCCGCATGATCCCGGTGCAGGTCCGCGAGATCGGCAAGAAGGTGGCGCCGGCCAAGCCGGCGGAGAAGATCCGCCTGACCGGCGTGATCGACGCCTTCGGGATCACGGTCCCGGGCACGTGCCACGTCCCGAACGACCTGTGCGACGCGATCATGGCCGACCCGGCCAAGTACGTCGACATGCTGGTCCCGGTCGGCAAGAAAGGCAACTGGATCAACCCGGAGCCGATCATGCACGCCGGGAAGCCGTACTGGATCAAGGTATGGAGCCCGGACTGCACGGAGATCGTGAGCGACTGTTCGGTCTTTGACCGCGACTGGAGCACGCACGACCCTTGGTACGTCGGCTAAGATCGAAACAGACCGGCACAGGCCGGCTGTCTCAGGGTAAGGCCCTGACTGATGAGATCAACCAACCAACCAACCAACCAACCAACCAATGAGCAAATCCACCAAACCGGCCTTCATTACCATGTCCTTTGATGACTGGGAGAAGGCCTTCAAGCCGGTCAAGAACACGATCACCCCGGACGCGCCCTTCGACGGGTGCATGTTCGAGACGTTCGACGGCGATCTCGCCGAGGTCGTCAAGTGGGCCGACGGGGCCATGGGCACGTCCTACCGCCGTAAGGTCTGGACGATCGTCGAGGGCGACGAGGGCCAGTACGTCGTCGACGGGTACCACCGGGTCAACCGGGTCGGTTACCTGCTGACCTCGGTGGCCTCGGTGGCCGGCACCCAGTACGAGATCAACGTCGACTAACATGACACCCGACACCATCATCCACCCGGATCTGGCCTTCACCCGGTGCATCATGTCCGAAGGCCGGGTCACACGTTGCACGACCGGCGTCGGCCTGTGCAAGGCATGCGGTAACGACTGTTCCGAGACGGGCTACCCGGGTGAGCGCTGGTTGGTCCGGGGCTTCCGCCTCGAGGCCGGCGCTCCGGTACGCATCCCGGGCATGCACCTCGTCTGCCATGACTGCCTGATCATGTGGGACGAGTAGAAGATCGAAACGCCCGGCGCTGGCCGGCGTAGTGACGTAACGCGTCACCTGACGAGATCGTAACCAACCCCCAAACCCAAAACCCAACAACATGAAAGACTACGACGACCACACCCACCGATCCGGGATCTCCCTTCGGATCGAGCTGGGCAAGCCCACCGAACACCGCAACAGCCTGCTTTTGTACGAGCGCCTCGAGATCCTCGGGCGCTTCGCCGAAAGCATCGGCACATGGCTCGACTACAACATTGAGCTCATGACCGGCCACGACGAGCCTAACGTCTGCTTGGTAGCAGAACACGAGCGCACCCGCAACCCGGGACGCGATTGCGAAGAAGGCTACCTGTGCTTCCGCAACGAAGCCCAGGCCGAGCTCTACTTGGCCGGCAAGCTGGCCATGATCTTGCACTTGGCCAAAGCTCTCGAGCTTGACGTCAAGTCGCACGGGCCTTACCACGAGACCCTTTAATCCAAACCCAACATGGAAACCCTCAAAGAGATCCTCTTGGCCCTCGCGATCCTCGCGATGGGCTACGTCCTCACCGTACTGGCCTTCTGCCTCTAAACCTTCCACCCAAACCAAATGAGCAACAATAAGCACAAGCACAAGCTGTCGGACCTTCGCAAGTTCGCCGGCACCCTCGGCCTCGACATCACCAAGTACAGCCCCGGCGACGGGCGCGCGAGGTACAAGCTGGTCCGGATCGGCCAGCAGTACTTCGAGACGGACGGCTACTACCGGCCGGCAACCCTGAGCGAAGCCCACGCCTTTCTGGCCGGGCTTGCCTTCAGGAACCACGTCATGGAAGGGGGGAAGGTATGATCCTAGAGATCTCCCTTTCGGCCGGAGGTAAGGACCACGCGGTGGTCACCGGCAACCCTATCGACGTGGCGCTCAAGCTCCGCGACCTAGTCGAGATCTTCGGCACGTGGGACGTGCACCTGTCATGGCCGATCGGCGCCGGCTGGGGAGAGATGACTATCCCGGCCGGGCAAAGCTTCGACGACGCGATCCGGGGAGCCCACGCGGAGCTTCAGGACCCGGACCTAGTCTTCGACGATCCGGCCGAAGAGGACATGGCCCGGGCAATCGTCGGCGCGCTTAACTGCGCCCTACTGATCGACGGGGCCGAGCTGGTGATAGAGATCGACGGCCCGGACCCTTCGCTTAACTGACCAAGACAACCCACCCTTAACCGGGGTGGGTTTTTTTGTGCCTAGTCGATCCAGTGGGGTGCCGGCCGGGAAGACCGGCGGTCCTCGTTGAGGTAGATCAGGACGCCGGGCTTCGACCCGTAGCTCTTTCGGATCATGAGCTGTGACACGATCGAGTCGTCGTCGATCATCCCGGCTCTCATCAGGCAATCGAGCACCAGCTTGGCAAGGTTGTCGGCGTCAGGCCTGGCCAGGTGTGGATCGCCCTCTGAGCGCTTCGCTCCGGCCGGGAAGGTGAAGTCTAGGCCAACGAACAATCCCCCCTTCAGCGGGTCATCCTGATGCCTCAGCTCGCGTGCCTTGGCTTCGACCGCGGAGATCCAGCGCTTGGCGTTGGCGTCGGCGCAAGAGATCACCCGGCCGCGCACGAACCTAGGGCGGGGTTGAGGCCTTGGGGTGCCGTCGACAAAGAGCATGATGGGTTGCACGCCTTAACCATGCAACCCAACTCAATCACGTGCAAGAGATCTGGGGATGTGTTTGGGTTGTATGGTATCATGCGGATCGGCACCCCTAAGGGCGTGCCCCGAGGACGCTAGTACATACTAGTATACTGCCTCGGCGTCCTCGAGCTCTTAAAAAGTGAGTTAAGTAGCTGAACGACAGGCACTTAACTTGAGGACGCGAGATCCAAAAAAAGACGCGTCCTCGCGTCCTCGTTTTTTAAACCCAACCCAACTCACTGTCATTACGTCACTTACAGAAGACGACCCGCGTCCTCAAACCCTCGAGGACGCGCGAGGACGCGACGAGGACGCGACCGGCGTCCTCAAACGGGAAGCGCCTCAGTCATTGCCGAAGCGCTTCTTGATCTCCTCGACCAGGGCCGTCACTCGTTCCTCGACCAGGGCCTCGAGCTGTTCGGCATGGTGCTCTGAACACTCGACGGCGATCTTAACCTGGATCACGTGCAGGTCGACGCTGTCCGGGTCAGTCATGTCCGGCTACCTCCTGTGACCTGATGCCGAAGGTGTCGTTGCGCACGAACGTGAACTGGTCAGACAGCATGTGCCGTATGCCCCCGTCCACGTCCAGCACGATGGCAAAGACGTCGTTCGCGAACGTGCCACCGTCCCGGACATAGAGCAACATGCCATACCCGAGAGGTGTCTCGACCGGCATAGGGTTGCGGAATTCGTAGATCACGACTGCTTGCCCTCCCCGGCGTCGGAGTGCTGGCTCCGCCACACCTGCCATGCGGCAAACTTATGCCCATCAGCATGCCACTTGAGATACTCTTGGAAGTTTTCAGCCTCGGCCTTGAGGCGGGTCTGGTCGTCAATCAAAGCGGCGACCTGGGTCTTCAGCCCGTAGGCTTCGTTGTTGGCTTTCTGAAACTCGCGGACCAGGCGGTCCTCGTTCTCCTTCTCCATCTGAAGGTCGGAAGTCAGCCGCTCGACCTCGGCCTTAAGGCGGGCGTTCTCGGCCTTCAGTTTGGCGAACTCAAGGATGAGGTAATTGTCATTTTGTCCTAGGCTCACGACTGGCCCCCTTTCACGATCCGCTCGAAGGCCTGGTAGGCCTTGTTGGCTTCGTCGGTGTCTGGCAAGAGCATGCCCATGGCGATGCCGACCTTGGATAGGAACTCGATCCTGTAACGGAGGCTTTCGTTCTCGGCCCTCACGTCGTCAAGCTCGACGCACAGGCAACCAAGTGCATCGGCGTCGTCGTCCTTGCCGGCGTCGACCGCGGCCTGGTAGATCGAAGACCTGGCGATCTTCAGTATGTCTGATTTGAGGGCGCTTTCCAGCGCGTCGCGCTGGTCTCGCACTCGTGATAGCTCTAGGCGCACGGCCACGAGCTCGTCGTAGTTTGGTAGTTCACTCATGTTGGGAAAGGTCTTCTGGTTTGACGTCGATCACCGGCTGTCCGTTGATCTCCTGTGCCTTCTCGTGGCCACGGACGACGGTCTTTACGGTGGTCTTAATGGACTCGAATGATGCCTGGCCGTTGCGGATCAGGTCCTCTAGCTCTTGTACGGACATCTGGCTAAGCTCTCGCTTGGATCGTTGGAGGCCGAGCTGTAGGCCGGCGGCTACAGCGGACAGGCCATGTCCGGAGGCCTCGAGCACCCATCGCGCGGCCTGGAACCTGGCCTGAGCCGGTGCGGCCGGGTCAATCAGCATGCTGTACATGGTCTGCCATGCGCGTGTGGCCCCGTCTGTCTTGATCTTGTTGTCGCGTAGCTGTTCGACGGCCAGGCGGATCTTCGGCCTCTCCAGGTTCTGCTGTGCCTGGACGCGGGCGCAGTCCTGGGAGTAGCCGGCGGTGATTGCGGCCTGGGTACCGTTACCACCGTTCTCGACGTAGGCCTCGACAAACTTAGCCTGCATCTCTGTCAGGTTCATGGTCGGTACGATGCGTCCGGTGTCGGCATCGTTCACCGTGACGCCACCCTTCCATGCGTGGTCTCTTGATGTGTTGGGGTTCATTTGATTTTAGAAAGGTAAGAGATGTTTTTCTGGGTATACTTCGGCATGCGGTGAAGCATGAAGCCTAGCCGGCGGAAGCCGGTGAGGCCTTGGTTATAGCAGGCCCAGGTCTCGGCCAGGGTAGCCGGCCGGCCGATCGACATGGAAACGCCGCGCTGGCACATGGCGATCCATGTGCGAGCATACTCCTTCGAGATCACCGGGTCTGTTGCCATGCTGTAAGGGTGCACTTCCTGGCCGTACTTCGCGCGGATCTTCGAGCAATCAGACCATGCGGTCTGCCAAAACTGGTAGCGCCCCTTAGCACGGCCGGCGTCGCCGACCGCGTTGTCTGGGTCCTTCTCTCCTCCGCTCTCGACGTGGCCGACGGCCTCGACCCAGTTATCGGGCACCTGTGGTACGCCCTGAAAGAGTGAAGCCATGATCAATGCAATGGTCATTTGATTGCTGCTTTCTTAGCGCGCTTGCGAGCGCGGATGATGCGCATGTAGATCTTGCGCTTCTCCTTGTTGTTGGTGGGTCCGACGAGCTGGTGTATCTCTTCGGCGTCAGACATGCGAAGCATGACGAAGCTGTGGGATGATCTCTTGGCTACGCCGATGGCGTTACCAAGTGCTGCCAGGCCTGTGGTTTTACGTCCATGTAGGGTGTCAGACATTGTCGTATTTATTATATTCCATGTTGGGATGGTGGGTGGATCTCAAGCCTTTGGTTTTCGCTTGGGTTTGGCAACTACGTTTTTTGCCTTATGTTTCTGAGCCTTACCCGTACCTGATATGGCCGTTATGTCCCCGTACTTGATGTAGAAGGGGGCGTATTTGGAGATCAGCCTGGCGCACCTTTCGTATGCGCTCAGGTTGTCACCGAAGTTTTCTGGTCTTAGTGGTTGTTTCATTTGCGGGCAATTTGCTTGGTGACCTCGTCGAACTGGAATGACTCCCAGTCATCCGGCTGATAGGCACCGGCGTTGAGCTCAGCACCGACGGAGTCGGTCGCGATGGGTCCGTTTGGTACGTCGAGCCAGGTCTTAGACTTGGATCCCTTCGATGCCGCGACGACGACCGCCTTGTTCATCAGTAGCTCCTCGACGATGCCGGCGAACTCGTGAGCACCGGTCTGCCTGAGTAGTGTAGGCAACTCTGATCTCCGGCGGTAGAGACCGCTCTTCGCGTTCTTACCCTCGTTGCTGTAAGGGTGACCGGCCCTGGCGGCCAGAGTGATCGCGGCGAGTAGCCACGCGTGACGCTCGGAAAGGTTGACCAGCGAGTAGGAGTCATTCGCGGTGACGTCGACGAGCAGGCCTGAGTCTGACCTTAGTAGGGTCTTCTCGCCCTCGTACATCTCAGGGTTGTTAGCCTTGAGCACGCCGAGCTTCCAAAGGGATCCGCGACGGGGCTTCAGGCCCATGGCCGTCATGCGTCTGTCGTAGTCGGCACATGCCCATATGCCTAGCACGGCACGGAAAGCGGCCGGCAGTGCGGACGATCCTCGGATCGCGGCCCTCATCCCGTCGATGCCACGGATAGGTTCGTCTCCCTGCTTGCGGATGTGGTGTGTGAAGACGGTAGCTGAACCAAGCTCCCCGGAGATCTGAGATGCGAAGC